TGATGGTGAAGGTGACGACACAAATATTGAGGGCGACTTAAACACGTCAAACTCGAACAACAACAACGTCAGCAAAACATTTAATGGCGCTGGAAGCAGATCTATGCCTGCATCCACGGCGATATCGCCCAGTCTTATGAGCACAGGTCAACAGTCGTGTCTTAAGTCGATATCAGGTGGATTGCAGTTAGTTTCTGTAGGTATCTCTTCAGGAAAATACATTCAGGACGAAGAGTGTAACCGCCGTTTGAACGCTATTACCCTGTCAAATATGGGTATGAAAGTGGCCTCTGTCAGTTTGATGTGCCAGAATGCTCAGGTATGGAGGGCGATGTTTATGAGCGCAACTCCGTGCCCAATTATTCGGTCTGGCAGGTTACTTGTGGGTAAAAACGCCATACTAGCGATCAAACAGAATCCAGATATGTGGATTCCAGATTATGCAGAGGACACGGCTTTTTACGATGAGCTTTTAGCCGGAGGGGGCGATGACAGCGGCGAGCAAGAGTCTAGTAGCGGTAGTCTTAGTGATCGCTTCCGCACCACTAAACGCGACCGAGATTGACAATTTAGTTGATACCTCTCAAAGCATTCGTGACACGTTTGCCTATGGCATAAAAACCATAGCAGGTGGTGAATCTTATGCTGGTGAGGGGTATATAGCGCCCGCTATGGCCGAGAATGGGCACATCAGTAAAGAACAACAAGATGCCTACAATGCCGCTGTAGCCGCAGTGCAAGCGGCTACTTATTCTTATGATCCCAACGCAGATCAATACTTCCAAGAGCAAGCAGATCAAGCTATGGACCAAGTGTCAGAGATGATCGACGCTTACGTCGATGCGGCACAGCAGATCATTATGGTTGCAACTGTTAATGAGATGGCGCAAGACGCGCAATCTGCACCCGACGAAAGAGAAGCTATGGCCTTGCAAGAATTTATGGGTGCGAATGACGTAACCTTGCAAGATAGCGAGATCGAGGCATACAACGATGCGCTGTCCAATACTGAGCAGGCTATACAGGTGGCCGCCGCATATATGGCCGTAGCCAATGATGAAAACCTGCTTGACCAAGCGGATAATATGGCTAGAGAGTACAACGTGACCTTTGAGGAAGCCGCGTCTGTTTTCTTCGATTTAGCTACACAAGCCGTTTGGGTATCGTTTGACGGTGGTAGCACCATTCAAGGCTTGCAGGTAGGTAATTACTTTGTTGCGGCAGAAGATGTCTTAACACGTGCTGAAACACAAGAATTTTGGACCACTAGCCCAGAGGGTGGTTGCTGGTTCGCTGAAAACCAAGAGGAGTGTTTGAACGGTGGCCCTTGAAGATTTAGAAGTTAATGTCGGCGGGACGTCCATCAAAGGCGTTTGGATCGCTATTGTGTTTACTTTTGGCTCAACAATTGGGGGCGGAATCTGGGCGGCATCGCAGTTCTTTGCTCAGCTTAATGAGCAGTCTGAGGCAGTAATAGCCGCTACAGCGCAAGCAGAAGGCTTGGCTACACGGTTCGATGACCTTAGAGAATCAAATGCAACACGCTTACAGGCTATGGACGTAAAACTTTCGAACATGGAGCAAGCGATGACTGCGGCAGATGTAGAGAATCTACAGGGAAAGCTGGCAGAGCTTGGCGCTAACCTTGTGCAGATTATGGATGCACAGCAAGAGCTACTGGACTTGCGTGATCGTATCAGTACAGTAGAAAAAACATCGTCCGAAACAGAGCTACGGGTTTCTGGTAAATTAGATGCGTTGTCTACGATAGATGAACGACTACAGCGTTTTGAGCGCGATATGGACGACCTTTGGATTGCGATCGATGCCACAAACCCTTTGGGCGGTAACTAATGGATACAGCGGAAGAAGCGCTCAAGCGCATTGAAATACATGAAGCAGAATGTAAGTTGTTGCGTGAAATGATTGAAAAGCGGCTCGATCAGGGAGCCGAAAGATTCAACAAGCTAGAAAAAATGATTTTGGCTATGTACCCGTTCATTATTGCCTGCCTTGGGGCGGCGGAGTATTTCAGATGAATTTTGACAAAGTAAAAGGGTTAGTAGGATCACTCGCCCCTACACTTGGGTCCGCTTTGGGCGGTCCTGTCGGCGGTGCGGCGGCATCTATGTTGGCAAACGTGCTTGGTTGCGATCCTGTTCCAGCAAAAATAGAAAAAGCCCTACAACAAGCTACACCGGAGCAATTAGCTGAAATCAAAAAGGCTGAATTGGATTTTGAGGTCCGCATGAAGGAACTCGAAGTGGACGTGTTTGCGCTTGAAACTAAAGACATTCAGGATGCTCGAAGGACGTTCGCACAAGATTGGACAGCCAAAATTATCGCAATCACAATGGTGTTTTTCTTTTGTGGGTACATCGCCATGATTACGATCATGCCGCCAGAGCAGAATTCAATGGAACTTATTAATCTCGTTCTGGGCTACATGGGCGGGTTGGTAAGTGCGGTCGTCTCATATTTCTTCGGTTCAAGTCAGATGCGAGATAGCAAATGAGCCAGCTTGTCGAACAACTCAAACGTCATGAAGGCGTAAAAAAGTTTTGCTATCTGTGCCCGGCTGGCTTTGAAACCATAGGTGTGGGTAGAAATATTAGCCAAAACAATGGCTTAGGTCTATCTGACGACGAGATAGATTACCTTCTTGAGAACGACATAAAACGATGCAAGCAAGAATTAATCGCACTGTCGTGGTTCACGGACCTAGATTCAGTCCGTCAAGACGCAATCGTAAACCTTTGTTTTAACCTTGGGTTGACCCGGCTCATGGGGTTTAAAAACGCTATGGCCGCTATGGCAACCGGAGACTACGAAAAGGCTGGCGATGAGTTTTATGACTCTCTTTGGGCTAAACAGGTAGGGTCACGGGCCGACGAGGTATGCGAGATGATTCGCACAGGCCGCTACCCTGAGTAAATTACATGACGAACGCGCTTCTCAAGGACTTCGATGTTCTAAGCAGACAAGAGCAACAGGAGGCGTTAGCGCTCCTAGATCGCTACAAGCGGCTAGAAAAGCAGGATAGTTGTCAGCACGATTTTATTAGCTTCATCAAGAGTCAGTGGCCTGATTTTGTAGAGGGTCGTCACCACAAGATTATCGGAGACAAATTTAACAAGATCGCCGAGGGCAAGCTTAAGCGCTTGATCGTATGCCTGCCTCCTCGACACACTAAATCCGAATTTGCCTCTACATTTTTTCCCGCATGGATGATGGGCCTGCGAGGTAATCTCAAGATCATACAGACGACGCACACCGCAGAACTTGCAGTGCGCTTTGGCCGTCGTGTTCGTAACATTATCGACTCTGATGAATATAAAGAAGTTTTCCCGCAACTGAAGCTACAGGCTGATAACAAGTCAGCAGGTAGATGGACTACAAACCAAGGCGGCGAATCATTCTATGCCGGTGTGGGTGGCGCAATTACAGGGCGTGGTGCGGACCTACTCATTATCGATGACCCAGTTTCGGAACAAGATGCTCTGAGCCCCACTGCCATGGATTCGGTCTATGAGTGGTATACCTCTGGTCCTCGTCAGCGTTTACAGCCGGGAGGCATCATCGTAATCGTTATGACGCGATGGTCGACTAAAGACTTAGTGGGTAAGGTTCTAAAAAGGCAGGGAGACGATCATGCAGACCAATGGGAGGTCATTGAGTTCCCTGCGATTATGCCGGAGTCTGACGAGCCGCTTTGGCCAGAGTATTGGAAAAAAGAAGAACTGCTCTCGGTAAAGGCATCACTGCCAGTGGCCAAGTGGAACGCACAGTGGATGCAGAACCCGACCGCAGAAGAGGGCTCTATCGTAAAGCGCGAGTGGTGGAATATGTGGGAGCAAGACCACATTCCGCAGTATGACTACGTGATACAGAGCTACGATACGGCCTTTTCCAAAAAAGAAACCGCTGACTATTCGGCGATTACTACGTGGGCGGTGTTTAAGCCGCAAGACGGAGACCCTGACCAAATCATCTTGTTGGATGCAAAACGAGTCAGAATGGACTTCCCTGAGTTAAAAAAGCTGGCTTGGGATGAATATAAATACTGGGAGCCAGACTGCGTCCTCATTGAGGCCAAGGCATCGGGCACCCCTTTGACGCAAGAACTGCGCCGCATGGGCATTCCAGTAACAGCCTATACGCCAAGCCGAGGTCAGGATAAGATTGCCAGAATGAATTCTGTGGCCCCCATATTTGAGTCTGGTATGGTATGGGCACCTGAACAACAATTTGCCGAAGAGGTGATAGAAGAAATGGCTTCCTTCCCCTACGGAGAGCACGACGACTATTGTGACTCGGCGACAATGGCATTGATGCGGTTTCGACAGGGCGGTTTTCTGTCGTTAGAGAATGACCACGTCAATGAAATGCACCCTTTGAGGCGTGACAGAAAGGTATATTATTAATGGCTATTGAAAAGCGAGAGCTAGGCACACAAGACGATCCCGACGTAATACCTTTTGGCAATGCCGTTGAGGTGACGCCCGAGCCAAGTCGTGCCGATCAAATCCGTTCTGCGGCAGAAATCTTGGTTACGGAAGAAGATATTCTTGTAGATGACGAGATTGATGCACCTGTAGAAATGGAAACAGGCATCGCCTTCGACTCAAACCTTGCTGAATTCCTTGTTGATAGCGATTTGATGCGTTTAGCCAAGGATGTGTTGGGCTCTATCGAAGCAGACAAAGAGTCTCGCGCAGAGTGGGAAAAGACCTATGTTGACGGACTGAAGTACCTCGGCATGAAGTTTGACGAGGCAAGAAGTTCGCCCTTCCAAGGCTCTACTGGGGTCATTCACCCCATTCTGGCGGAGGCTGTGACACAGTTTCAGGCACAGGCATACAAAGAACTGTTGCCTGCGAAAGGCCCTGTTAAGGCAGAGATTGTCGGTGCACGATCTCCCGAGGTAGAAGCGCAAGCTTCGCGGGTCGAAGAATTTATGAACTTCTACATTCTTAACGTGATGCAGGAGTTCGATCCCGAGCTAGACATGATGCTGTTTTACCTACCGCTCGCAGGGTCCGCTTTCAAGAAGGTGTACTACGACTCAGCTCAAAATAAGGCGATGAGTAAATTCATTCAGCCTCAAGACTTAGTCGTGCCCTACGAGGCCACAGATATTTTCACAGCAGAGCGTGTCACTCATGTATTGCAGATGTCCAAGAACGAAATTCGCAAGTCACAGCTAAGCGGATTCTACCGAGACGTCGAGCTTACAGGGGGCAGTTACAATCTCAGTCGTGACGAGATCGAAGAGC